CGCGCGGCGGTGGACAACCTCAGCATCTCGACGGTCATCGTCGATCCCGGCACGTACAACATCGGCTACTTCCTGCCGCCGTTGGCCCGCCCTTCCACGAATCCGTTGCTGGTGCAGGCGCTGAACATTCCCGCTGATCCGTCTGACCCCCACGACGTGATCTTCACCGGCAACATGTACTTCCGAAACCGGCGCGGCTCGTACACCACCTGGCAGGGGTTCAGCTTCGAGAACACGAACGTCGAAGACACCGGCATGGTCGTCTTCGGAGCGTACGGCGAACCCGGACCCGATCACGTTACCTGGCTCGACACCCGGTTCGTCAACAACACCCCGCTCAATGCCCACGGCTCGCATCCGTGGTATCTCGCGGACGGGACCTCGCATGACATCCTGATCGACCGTTACTACATGGAAGGCGTCGACCACGCCTCGTTCTCGGGCTTCCACGCCTACCACAACCCGCTCGGCTACAACGTGTCGGTCAAGCATGGCGTCATCCGCAACGTCTACGCAGGGCTGATCGGGTACGGCGACCTGACGAACCTGCTGTGCGAAGACATCGACATCGACGGGGTGCGCTTTTCGACCGACCTGATCGGCCTCCAGGGAACGCTCCGCCGAGTCACGGCAGTCAACGTGGACATGAGCGGCAGCATCAAGAACGTCGGTTCCGGCGGCTCGGGGCCGATCGTGCTCGATGACTGCACCGGGATTCCGACGCCGGTATGAGCGACCGCCGTTACGCCCGCATCCGAGCGTGGCACGTCATCGCCAAATGGCGCGGTGCCGCGTGGCTCTTCCTCTGCGGTCGCAGCGTCCCCGACAGCACGCCGACGGTGGAAGTGCTGCCGTGGAATGAGCCGTCGTGCGAATCGTGTCTGCGCATCGTGCGCCGGCAGGACGACCCGCCAACTGCTAATTCCGTCGAAGTTAGCCGTGAATTAGCACATGGTGAGGACGACGGCTCTACGTGGCCGGGAGATGTGCCGTGACCTACCCCTTCGTCAAGTCCGCCGTTGACTTGGGCCGTGCCCGTGGCCCCCGGTTGGCTTTCGTGATCCACATGGCCGAAGGCGGCGGCACGGTTGGCTATCTGTCCCGTCAGAACCCCAACGGCGTGTCGGTCCACTTCGTCATCGAACGCTCAGGCCGCACGGTGCAGATGCTCGGCCTCGATCGGATGCATTCGAGCATTCGGACCTCAGCCATTCGCACCACGAACGACACGGACGGCTTCTACGGCGCAACGGCCCGGTCGGCGGTCATGGGCCGCTGGGGAGACACCCGTTCGTTGACGCTCGGCCCCAACCACGCCTCGATTGCCGTCGAGATCGAGGGCTTCGCCAGGGATGGCCCGAACGCGGCGCAACAGGCTGCCCTCAAGGCGCTGTACGCCGATCTCGCCAAGCGGTTTCCCGGCATCCGTTCGTTGGGGCACCGGGACTTCGCCTCGTACAAGGCGTGCCCAGGCAAGTTCATTCCGTGGAGCCAAGTCGGCGGCCACGGCAAGGCCGTACAACCGGCAGAACCCCCGAAGGAGGCTCCAGTGGCAACAGGCAACCGACTCACCGACGCGATCGTGACCCGCGCCGGCTATCTCGCGAACGAGCTCGCAGCGGGCGATAGTGCAGGCGCTCTGGTGCAGATCGCCAAGATCAACGAGTTCACCGGCCGCATCCTCGTCTCGATCGTGGGCTCGAACGTGGACGTGACCGATCCCGAGGAACCGCTCTCGGCCGACCCGTCCGTGGCGATCCATCAGATCCTCGCGGCCACAGGTCATCCCACGGTGCTCACCGAAGCCGGCGCGACGCTCCCCCGGCAGCCTGAGGATGTGCTCAAGGACGCGACCGCAGAGCAGGCCCGCGAACTCGCGCTGCTGGGCTACTTTGGTCAGTCGGCCCCGAACCCCATCCCCGGCGTGGACTACAGCCTGTTCGATCAGTACTACGAACTGTCACCGGTCACCGGACTCGATGCCGGTGGACAGCCGATCGGCGGAGCGTGGGTGACCAAGGACAAGGCCGAAAACTACAAGGGTGCGTGGGCGACGTACCTGGCAAGCAAGGGCTGACGATGAGGACCGACGCGCTCCGGGTCAGCGCGACCTACGCCATCGCTCTCCTCGTCTTGATCGGCGGGTTCTATGCGCTCGTGCTCTACCCGTTCGAGCTCGATGAACTGGTGAAGGGCGCGATCATCGGGTTCATGTCGCTAGCGCTCTCCTTCGTGTTCAACCAAGAGGTCGCCAAGACAACCGCCACGGCCACCACGAAGGCGCTGATGACCTCGGCCCCTGCCAATGGGGCGGCAGTGGAGGAGGTCGAGTGAACCGATTGCGCCGTCTGTTCGGTTTATCGCCGCGCTTCCACCGGTTCTGCTCTGAATGCGGACGCCCCATGGAATGGACTGAGACCGGTCAGTTCGCAACCGGGATCGGGACGCCATTGCGCCGGTCCTTCGACGTCGTGACGGGTCAGCCGGTCGAGTCGGGCTGGCAGGTTTACGCCTGCACTGCCGCTCCGCTTGCTAGTGGCCACGACATGGTTTGGGGAGAGGCGTTCACGAGGCCGCGGTCCATCGATGGCTCCCGCGTCGGGGCGACCGTCGCATGACCATCGACCTCCTGCTGGCGATTGGTGGGTTGACGTGATCCCCCTCATCCTCTTGGGCATCGTGGGCTTCGTCCTGATCGGCTGGGTGCTCTGGGACGAATGGCTCACAGCGCGCCGGTCAGGCCGCGCACCGCATTCGTGGACGTTCTGATGGAGATCATCGGTAGCCGCGGACCTTGGTGTGACCGCATCACGGGGCGCACCTCTGCCCAATGCCAAGTCCGTGCGACATGCCAGCGCGTCTTCGGCCATTCCGGTCCACATCTCAAGGCCCTCTCATGACCACCATCCCCGACCGCGAACGCGGCTACTCCGTCGAGGCCGACACGCTCATCGTCCACGAGCGATACCAGGACCACGCACCCCGAGCCATGCGTACCTCAGCCCTCGGGGTGACGAACGTTGCCTTGCAGCGGGGCATGGAGCCGGTGCCCTGCGAGGTGTGCTTCCCGCCGCCGCTTGTCGTCAGGTCGTCACGGCGGAAGGTGGAAGGCGGTGACATCCGTCCTGCCGAGCCTTACATCGTTGGAGAACGTGGCCCTGAGACGTTTCGTCCTCTAGCTGATGGCAAGGTCGAGACGGTCACCCCCGAGCCAACCGAGACAGTCACCGTCAGCACGGAGGACTGACCGTATGGGCTACATTCCTCCGTCACTTTCTACCGCCTACCGAACGCTGTACCTGCCGGACTTCAATGGCATCCCGTGGGCCATCGATGCTAGCCCGCGCATGATCGTTCGTCGGGATCCTAAGACGTATCGCGACTACGTTCGTGATCTGTATGGCGAACGCGGCACCGACTGGATGCCAGCTCTCAACGCCGCCCTTCTCGCTGGGCTGGTCGCGCTCCCTATCCTGGGCCTGCTCCGACTGGTGGTCTGATGCCCTTCGCCGCACCATCGTCCTGTTCACAGCCGCTATGCCCGCATCCAGCCGTGGATCGCGGGCGTTGCGCGTTGCACCAGAGGACGATGGCACAGAGAAGTTATGGGCGACAGCATCAGTTAGCCAAGGAAGCACTCAGGCGGACGCTGCCGGCCCCGTGCTTCTACTGTGGACGCATCCTCACTCACGCCGATCGTTGGGTCGCTGCCCACCTGCGAGACGGTGACGACAGATCCCCGCGTGTCGTGGCGTGCCCGGGGTGCAACGAGCGGGCAAAGGGGAGGGGGCGGGTCGCTGACGGGGCCATATCCCCCTCGTCGCTATCCCCCGCGAGTTTTGGAAGCGTATCCCGAAACTCCACGGGGATCGATTCGTGATAAAGCGTCGACCTCTGTGTCATCCCGAGAGGCCACATGCCGGCCGCGGGTTCTGCGGAGTGTGCTACGGAAGGGCGTATCGGCGAGGTGAACTTCCGTGCAACGAAGACAAGGGCGAGCGATACCCCGCCTGGTGGGAGCTTCGTCAGGCTGGGATCGCGGCATGAGCCGGCCGAACGGTCGCCCACCTGTCCCGACTGAGCTGCGCGTGCTGCGGGGACACCCGAGCCACAGCTCGCCGAAGACGCGCGGTGCGAAGGGTGAGATTCCGTCCGCCATCCCCGGCGCGCCGGACTCCCTCGGGACCGCCGGCAAGGCTGCATGGACGCTCTATTGGCAGCACGGCCGCGCGTGGCTGGCGATGACGGATATCCCGATCCTCACCCAGCTCTGCGAGACGCACGATGAGGCTGATCGGCTGGCGTCGGCCATCCGTGAGGAAGGGCTGGTCCACGTCAACGACAAGACGGGCCGGTCGTTCGCGCACCACCTGTACAACGACCTTCGCGGTTTGCGCCGGGAGATCCGCGAGTTGTGGTCGCTGTGCTACATGACCCCGACCGATCGTGGTCGGGCGAATGCCAAGCCGACCGAAGTCGACCCGTTGGCTGAGTGGGCCGCGCAGTGAACCTACTTCGCGCGGTCGGCGATTTGCTTCTCTATTTCTTCCGTCTGGCCTTCAATGCGTCCGGTCTGGTAGGCGTGTTCAGTCACCGTCACCAGCCAGAGGCAAATCAAGGCGAGGAGTCCTGCCGTCAGCCACCCGAGGATTCCGAGGTCCATCTCTCACCCCTTGTTGATCTTGCGCAGGATGGCGTCGCGCTCGGTCTGAGTCATGGCGACTCCCGCGATCTCCGTCTGATCTTTGGTCGCTGGCATGAGGCATTCGTCTCGGAGGTGTCCGCGGCGCAGACAGTCTCGGATCAGTTCGCTGGCCGTGACGCTATTGCGTTCGGCCAGACGCTTCGCGGCGTCCCATTCCTCATCCGACAGGTATACGATGCGCCGTTTGTAGGTAGCCATGGGGTGCATGGTACACGGTGCACGGTGCACACACAATGACCATCTCCACCCTCGCCCCGCGCGCTCGCCGGAGGATGGAGCCGCCGCCCCTACCCCATCCCGTCACGCAGTACGCGCTCGATGTGGTCGCGGGGAGGATCGTCGCGGGCGAGCTGGTCCGCAAGGCGTGTGAACGGCACCTGTCCGACCTGTCCAACGACCGCGGGCTGTGGTTCGACGAAGCTGCCGCGACCAAGGCCATGTCATTCTTCGGCCTGCTGCGTCACTACAAAGGCGACCTCGGGCGGGAGGACAACGGCAAGGGCGCGTTCATTCAACTTGAGCCGTGGCAGCAGTTCATCGTCGGGTCGGCGTTCGGCTGGAAGCGCGCCGATGGCCTGAGACGGTTCCGCCACATCTATGTCGAGGTCGCGAAGAAGAACGGCAAGACGCTGCTCGGCGCGGGGCTGATGCTGCTCCTGGCGTTCTTCGATGGGGAGCCCGGAGCCGAGGCGTACAGCATCGCCACGAAGGAGGAGCAGGCCAAGCTCTCGTGGAACGATGGCGTGCAGTTCGTCGCCAAGAACTCGTCCATCGCGCAGCGCATCCGCAAGGTCGGCAAGCGCCTCGTTAATGAGCAGACGGCCTCCTTCTGGGCGCCGCTGGGCAGGGATTCTGACATCGGCGAGCAGGGCATCAACGCGCACTCCGGCTTGGTCGACGAGCTCCACGTCCTCGACTCCCAAGACCCGATCGACAACCTCGAAACCGCGACGTCCTCCCGGTCGCAGCCGATGATCGTCTACATCACGACGGCGGGAGTCAAGCGCGAATCCGTGTGGGCGACGATGCGCGCCGACGCCATCTCGGTCGTCGAGGGGCGGGCCACGGACGATTCGATGCTCGTGCTCGTGTACACCCTCGATGAAGGCGACGACCCCTTCGACGAAGCCGTGTGGCCGAAGTCGAATCCGAATATTGACGTATCGGTTCGTCGGGACACGCTGCGGGAACAGGCGGAGCAGGCGAAGCGCTCACCGGGCAAGCTCGCTCCTTATCTACGGTTCCGCCAGAACATCCCGACCGGCGTCGCCACGCGGGCCATCGATATCGACGAATGGGACAAGTGCTCAGGCCTGGAGCCGGGCGAGGATTACCACGCCTGGGAGGAGCGGATCTTCGCGGAGAGCCGCCGGCTGCTCGGCGGCCTGGACCTTGCCTCGGTCCGGGATCTGACCGCCGACATCTTCGTGGCCCGCGACGAGGATGGCTACGACGTGATGTGCCGGTTCTACTGCCCGCGGGAAGGCATCGACCACCGTTCACGGGTGGATGGCGTGCCGTATGCCGACTGGGTTCGGGACGGCTATCTGATCGCCACCGAAGGCAACGTGACCGACTACGAGTACATCAAGGAGGAACGTCGAGCCATCGCCGACAAGCACGAGGTAAGCGAAACCGGCTTTGACCGCTGGAACGCCACGCAGCTCTCGACGGACCTGACGAACGAGGGTGCAAGCATGATCGCCATCCCTCAAACGATGGCCGGCCTTGCTCCGGGCTGGCGGGAGATCGAGAAGGCGATCCTGGAACACAAACTCAGGCACGGCGGGCACCCGATCCTGCGCTGGATGGCCGGCAACGTCGAGGTCGAGACGGACGGGGCTGGCAACCAGAAGCCATCCAAGCGCCTGTCCTCCGAGCGGATCGACGGCATGGTGGCGCTGGACATGGCGGTGGGGCGGTGGATCGTTCACGTCGAGGAGATCGTGCCCAAGCCGATGTACGTCATGGGCAAGGCCCGATGAAACGGCTCGAAGCGGCTACGCTCGGCGCCGGGAGCGTACTCATCGTGGTCGCACTTGCGTTCGTGGACTGGCGGATCGGAATGGCGACCGCCGGCTTCCTCCTCGTCTTGGCATCGGTTGACCTACCGCGGAGGCGGTCATGAGTCTCATCCGCTCGCTTATTACACCTGACCGCCCTCGGGAACGGAGCGAAGCGGGCTTCCTGTCGATGGACGACTTCGCCAACCTCCTGACGCTGGGCAACTTCCCGCTGTTCATGAACCAGACGCTACGTACGGACCGGGAGGAGATCGACGCGGGCTTCGCCGGGCTTGTCTCGGGGGCCTATCGGTCCAACGGCATCGTGTTCGCCTGCATCCTCGCCCGGATGCTCCTGTTCAGCGAAGCGCGGTTCCAGTTCCAGCAGATGCGCGGCGGCCGACCGGGGGATCTGTTCGGGACGCCTGATCTCCAGATTCTCGAACGCCCGGAACCCGGCAAGACGACCGGCGATCTCCTGACCCGCGCCATCATTGACGTGGACCTTGCCGGCAACTGGTTCGGCGTCCGAAGGCCGAACCGGATCAAGCGGCTGCGCCCCGACTGGGTGACGATCGTTCTCGGTTCGACGAATCGGGACGCCGACGTGACCTCGGTCGATATCGACGCGGAGGTCATCGGCTACATCTACAAGCCGGGCGGGCAGTTCTCGTCCGACGATCCCGAGGCGCTGGAACGTGGGGAGGTCGCGCACTTCGCCCCGATCCCCGATCCCCTCGCCTCATACCGTGGGATGAGCTGGCTGACGCCGATCATCCGCGAGATCCAGGCCGACAGTTCAGCGACCCAGCACAAGGGCGCGTTCTTCTCCAACGCCGCAACCCCGAACATGGTCGTCAAGTTCCCTGCCCTGACTGATCCTTCCGTCGCCAAGGAGTTCATTGAGACGTTCGAGCAGGACCACTCGGGCGCGTTCAACGCCTATCGCACCCTGTTCCTGCTGGGCGGAGCGGATATCG